TCTAAAAGATTCTGTCTTAACATCATAGTTATTATATTCTTTTGTTTTGATATTATAAGTTACGATATCTACTGGACCCACACCGCATAATGGTATGAACACTAATAGATCAGGATCTTTTGCAAAATAAGATTGAGCAATGGTTTCGCTCAACACTCCCTTGTTGCTTGTTTTCATTATCTAAAAAATTTTAGCAAGCCAACTATTGCGCCGACTATACCGCCGACTATTATTAAGAAAGCAATAACACCTTTACCTTTATTCATATCGGTACGTAGATCTTTAACATCAGCTCTTAATTCATCTATTGTCTTTATAAGAGTTTGCATTCTCTCAGCGCATAATTTTTCATGCGCAGAAAGTCTGACTGACGTAGCCGATATCTTGTGTTTTGATTTCATCGCAACACAATAGCTAGTGGTATTAAAAAGTCAATCCCAGATTGTAGTATAAATAAGGGTGGATTTTAACCCACCCCTATTATAAGGATTAATTATTCTTCATCCTCATCTTCGTCATCTAGATCAAAATCTTCATCTTCATCTAGTTCATCCTCGTATGCTACATGAGCATCATCAGGATTTATTTTCAGCTCCAAATCATCAAGAAGATCTTTAATCTCATAGATAATATCTTCTGCTGATTTTTGTTTCTTTGCCATGCTAACTCCTATAGTTGGTTTGGCAAATGCGGAATAGAATTAATTGAATAATAAGTAAATAAAATTATTTTTTATAACTTATTGTTTTGTAATTATTATTTATTTATTTTTATATATTTTTTCTACTGTTTCTAAATAATTATTCCAGAAAGACTTAACGTCTGCTGCATAATCATTAAAGAATTTATTCCAGTAGTTTTTAATGTCTGTATAATTAAGCATTAAGAAACTCCAATTCATGTTCGTTATAAGGTATCATGCGAGCTATATAGTGCATGATATTATAATTACAAGTATTAGAATTTAGATTTAATGGATTCTATTAAATCATTTACTACATGCTCATACTTCCAGCCAATGTAGATACCAATGATTAAACCTATGATTAATGTTATCATATTATCTCCTATTTAGTTGATCCATAAACTTACCATAATACTCTGTACTTCCCAAGTGATTTATAGGCGTAGATAAATCAGTCCAGATTTCAAAACCACACTCTTCAGCTAATCTACAGAAGTAATAATCTTCAGATAAGAATCTGTTTACTCCATCTTTCTCTTTATAAATTCCAACAGGAAAGAAATCATAAGCATTGTCTGATCCTTCTATTCCTGTTCTCAAGTCTGGTTTATATTTAAGATTAGGAAACTTATTCATCATTGCAGTAAAGACTTCACGTTTAATCATCATAAAACCTGTGGCACTTTCTTTTACTCTTGCAAAGCCATCTCTAAATTCTGTATTAGGATATAGATTAACATTAAACTGTAATAGATAATCACGCATAAGTTTCTCATCTATGTTTGTATTCTTCTTGATACGATCTAGTAATTGCTGCCAATAGAAACCTTTGACAGGATAAGTACAGGTTACAACTTCTTTATTAAAGTCTATTATTCTTTTTAGATTATCAATTGTGAATCCTATGTCAGCATCAATGAATAATAAATGCGTACCATTAAATTCTTTATTATCTAGGAACTTAGTTACAAATTTATTTCTAGCACGATTGATTAATGATTCAGTTGGTAAAGTTTCAACTCTAATATTATGTCCCTGATCGTTTAACCAACGTAATGTATTTAATATAGAATGGAATGTTAAGTTACTAACGTTACCACCATAGCATGGGATTGCTATTAATATATTCATTTTTTATTATTAAAATATTCAATACATTCAGCTATAGTTTGCTGTCTAATGTATTCATCTCTAATTTCTTGTGATGTAGGTTGAGGATATATGCTATCCCATCTATCTATAATAAACTCACCAGCAGAAGTTAAATCATAACTAGCATCAGGTGCTAATGATTTCATTACTGTATTAATACCCCATGCAAAACCATGTTCAGTTGTATATCGTTTTATAGTTGCTTCAATAGATAATTTTCTAACTGTCATTTAAATTGTTTACCAGTTACCCATGTTACTAAAGAATTTCTTGTTCCCTTAGTTACTGGCATAACTTCATGTAATACATAAGAAGGAAACATAATTAAAGCTCCTTGTGTTTTATCCATTAAAGTTCCTTTATTATCATCATAAAGATAAAGTTCTCCACCCTCATATTCTTCATGATTAGTAAGTTGAATAGAAATAGATAATTTTCTAACAGGAAAATTTATTGATCTATCAACGTGCTTACCATATTTACCAGATGGTGCTTCATAATTAGTAAATTGAAATCCTTCATTTAATCCAAATAAATCAAATTTAAAAAACCTTTCATTAAGATTTAATGTAATGTCAGTTACTCTACGAAATACCCAATCCATACCATCAATGGGATACAACCAAGATATTTTAGAATCTCTTGCATCAGATTCTCCTTTTGTTGTTCCTTTAATTAAACCTTTATTTTTAGCTATATTAATTATTGTTTCACACTCTAATTTTGAAAATGCGTTATTCCAAAATGCGTAAAGATTAACTTGATCTACTTCAAAATTCCAAGATGAATTTTCAAATTTAATTTCTGACATTTATCTTCCTTTCGTTTTTATTATATTACAATTCTATAATATCCCAAGACAAGGTTTCTTCGTTCCAATTATATTTATTGTTATCCTGTGGATAAGGTATTGGAGATTGCCATAAACAAGTAGTTTCATTTAATATCCAAGATTTAAAAGGTTTAGGTGATATAAAAGCATCTCTGTCTTCATCATAAATATAACCTATTCCTGCATGATTTTTTCTTAAAGGTGTTCCTCCATTACTATGAACTCCACCATGAGTATTGTAAGATGTTTGTTTCCATATAGGATAACCAGTTAATTTTGTTAAAAAATCTATACCAATAGATTCTTGTTCAATTCCATTTGCATCATGTAGAACTTCATTAACTACTGAAAGTACTTCTATAACTTTTCCATTTAAACCTATTTTTGCAAAACTAGCCATTATGCTGTGTAACTCCCTGATCCATTAAATACTAATATTTTATTACTTCCTGATTCTGTAACTGTTGGAGAACCTGTTGTTGTATTTGAATAATTTGCTATTGGTAAACTTAATATAACAACTCCTTTTCCTCCAGCTGCTCCAGGTTGAGCACTTCCTGAATGATTTCCTCCACCTCCTCCTCCTCCTCCAGTATTTGCTGTACCACTTACTGCAGTTGACCCTGGACTTCCTCCGCCACCTCCAGCTCCGCCACCGCCAGATCCTCCTGATCCTGCAACTGAATCTGATTGAGATACTACACCACCACCTCCACCACCAGCTCTTGTTACTGAAGAACCTGTTATTGAAGATGATGTACCTGCACCACCATTACCAGCTGTTTTAGAACTAGCATTACCACCTGCAGCTGAAGCACCACCACCTCCTCCTGCTGGTCCATATTGATCTTGTGGAAAGGAACTTCCTCCATTATTTCCTTGGCTAGGAGAAGTACTTGGTGTGTTACCAGATCCACCAGAAACTGGAGATGGACCACTACCATCACCGCCAGCACCACCTCCAGAACCTCCAGATAAACCAGTACCTGATCCTTGAGATCCTCCACCGCCGCCACCAGCACTTGTAATTGTTGTTAAACCAGAACCTGAAATTGAAGAATTTGAACCACTATTTCCTGCTCCTGAATTTGAAACACCACCACCATCTCCTACTGTTACTGTAATTACTGTTCCAGCTGTTACTGTTTGAGTTGAAGTTCTATATCCTCCAGCTCCTCCTCCTCCTGCGTAATTAAATGCTCCTCCTCCACCACCAGCTACTACTAAAAAATCTACTGAATAAGTTACAGGTGATAAAGCATCTGTTCCTTCATTTATACCAGATGAAGCTAACCAACCTTGTGTTGAATCTATATAAGTTAATGTTGCACCTTCTCTTTCACCAGTTAATTGAAGATTGATTGTTCCACCTTCTATTTTATTTCCATTAGGATTTATTGTAAGTGCGTTAGTATCAAAAGTTCCTGCGTAATCTAATAATATAATTGTATCACCAACAGAAGGTGATGCAGGTAATGTTACTGTGAATGCAGCTGAAGTTGTATTGCAAGGATAACCTCTACCAGCAGATGCTGTAAATCCTGTTGTTTGTACTGATTGCCAAGCTATTAATCCTGCAGTTCCTGAAGCAAGTTTAGCAGCAGTTACTGTTCCATCACTAGGAGTTCCTATTGAAAGAACATCTCCTAATACTAAAATAAAATCTATTGTATCAGATGAAGTTAAAGCATCTGAGAATACGATTGTTGAACCTGATATTGTGTAAGCTGAAGTTGGAGATTGAATAACACCATTTAAAGATACAATACAGTTGTTTGCAGATTGTGGGTAGTATGCAACTCCACCATTTAATAAATTAAATGTAGTCGTAGCAGATGTTGTAATTGCATCTAGCTTTACAAAGTTTCCTACAATTGGTTGTTTGCCGATATATGCCATATTATCCTATGATACTCTTTATCTCAGCTTCAGTTAAACCTAAAGCAGATAATTTAGTTAAAGCTGATTGTTTGTTATCTATTTTAGCTTGTTCTTCAGCTTCT